TTAAATTGACGCAATAAACTTCTGGCGCAAGGGCTCGATTTCTGCATCAAGTTCCCTAAGCCTTGCGGGAATATCTATATCCTGGGGGCATAATGGGGAGCATATGCCGCATTCGATGCAATTGGGAAAGCCCTTACCGTCCCTAACCAGCTTACCGTAGTTTACCCCTGCCCTAAACTGGTTAGGGAACAGTTTATACTGGTTGTATACCTCAAAAACCCGTGGGATATTAACCCCGGCGGGGCAGTCCATACAATAACCGCAGTACGTGCAAGGGACTGTTTTGATTTCAAGCATAATATCCCTTGCACGGGCAAGCATGGCATGTTCCGCTTCGGTTAGCTTTTCCGGGGCCTGGGTGAAAATGCGGATATTCTGCTCTACCTGCGCGATGCTGGACATACCCGATAACGTAACCAATACATGCTGCCTATCCCGGCTCCAGCGCAGGGCCCACCCGGCAGGGGAATATTTCTCACCTTCAAATTTTTGCATCTCGTCTAAAGCCGCCTGGGGCGGGTTGGCAAGGTAGCCGCCCCGGATAGGCTCCATTGCTATACAGGGCACGTCCCGCTCTGCCATAAGGTCATAATAGGCGTTCATCTTCATTAACATATCATCTGCGTAGTTGTATTGAATCATTGCAAAATCCCATTTGTAGTTGTCGAATAGGAATTTAAACGCTTCGTAGTTACCGTGATATGAGAACCCTAGGAACTTAATACGGCCTGCCTTCTTTTGTTCCAGTAAGTATTTGTATATTTCGTATTGCTCGATTAGCATGTTACGGTCTTCTCCCAGGCCGTGAATCATGTAAAAATCGAAATAATCCATGCGGCAATCTACGAACTGCTGGTTAAAAATCTCGTCCATTTGCTCTTTAGACTTTATGGCCCACACGGGCAGCTTTGTTACATAATGATAGCTTTCCCTAGGGTATTTTTTCAACGTCTCGCCTAAAAACACCTGGGACTCGCCGCCATGATATGGCACCGCAGTGTCAAAATAGTTGACCCCTGCCTCATATGCCATGTCAACCATTTTCGAAGATTGCTCCCAGTCAATTTTGCCGTTTTCTAAAGTGGGTAAGCGCATGGCTCCAAAGCCCAACTCCGAAAGTTCTACGCCTAGGCGCTTGTCAAATACCTTTTTAACTTTCATTTGTATCCTCCCTGTGCATAATTTTTGATTTGGCAATAACAACCTAATATACTATCGCTATTAAGCTAACATAGAATGATAATTAACACAATAATATGCTAAGCGGCGGGCGGCTCGTTCATGATATGTAAAAGCCCCCTAAACAGACGTTGCATTCTGTTTAGGGGGCTTAATTCTGTTTCGGGGGCTTAACAGCTTATACCCAGTCGCCAATAAGCTGTAATCCGCGTTCACGCTGTACGCGCTCTACTGCCCTTGTAACATCTCGGCCGTCTAGGTATAGTCTTGCGTTTTTCTCCTTTATAGCTTTTAGGATTTGGTGAAGAATGTTGCTCTGTCCGGCAGTTGCTTCAAATACCCCACGGGATACCGATTCTACAATTTGGTCGTTGTTAGCTACGGCGGTACGGCCCCCTATAGTGCCTACCAGTTCCGGCCCGGCTTCCCGGGCTATGAACATTTGGCCTTGAGCAGGAAACCCGCCCTGGGCAAAGGTTGGAATGGGTGTGACCTGAAACTCCAACCTGCGAATGCTGACGCCCGGAATCCTGTTAAGCCCGTCTATCATTGCGTTAAACGGGGTTAATATGCCTCTCACCATGGCGTTTAACGCGCTAATTACCTTGTTTACCATATTGCGTACACCGTTTTGGACACCTTCCCATAAGCCGGTAAAGAAGCGTCCAATGGGTCTAATCACTTTATTATCTATCCATGAGACTACTGAAAGAAACGTGGTTCTTATAAAGCCTGTAAAGGATTGAACTCCGATTCGCATATCACTCCAAAACCTTGTAAATGCGGTAGTTATGGCATTGATAGCTGCTTGGCATTTGCTTCTCACACCATTCCACAACTCTGAAAATAATTGAGTTATGGGTTGAATCAATTTCCTGTTAAACCATGAGGCAATTGGCGTGAAAACACTAACGATAAAATCTATTGTTACCTGTACTTTGTCTCGCACCTCGTTCCACATACCTATAAATAACCGCCCCAGCGGCTCAATAACATAGAGCCTTAAAATATTTACCAGGCTTATAAACAGGTCTGAAAAAAATCCAACCCACATTGCAATAAAGTTGTATATGTTTTCAAACGCCCATTTGAAAATGTTTACAATCGGTGTTAGTATATTGTCGTAAAACCAGGAAACAATTGGTGCGAAAACCGCGACTATGAAATCAACTGCAGACTGGAATGCGTCTCGGATTTTTCCCCATAACATAGAAAATATCTGCCCTATAGGCTGGATTACTTTGTTGTATATCCATGACGCGGCAGACTTTAACGTATCGGCAATGGAATTGATTACAGCCCGGAAGGCGTTTTTGATGGATTCCCATGTGTTGGTTAGGAAGTTTGTGATGTCCTCCCAGTTGCGGACTATAGTTACGCCTAGCCATATTACTGCGGCTACTGCTGCCCCTATGGCTATTACTTTTGCTGAGAGTATGCCTTTGACACCGATAAGGGCTGTGCCTAAGCTGTTTAACGGTTTTATTAACTCGTTAATAGTTTTTCCAAGGCCTAATGACTTTAGAATGCTTAATGATGAGGACAGTATACTTAGAGTAGAACTAATGGAAGCACCTGCCTTATCGGCGGAATCTTTGGCACTTTGAAAGGTTTTGTTTAACTCTTTGAACTTGTCATTTAGCTTGCTAAGTTGTGTTGTTACTGGCCTAAGAGCGTTGTAAATTTGTGATGCGATGTCTTGTATGCTTCGGCTCAACTCAGCAAATGAATCATTTAGATTTGCAAGCTGGCCTGGCGTAATAGTTAATGTTGACATTATCATTCCTCCTGTAAGTTTAATTAATGGAAAGGTTGTATTAAGATGAGCATGTTTCTTTATTATGATGATGCACCACATATATTAGGTAAGTACCGCGTGTCCTATAAATATGGTGATTTTGTACCCCAATCGGAGATGGGTACAAACAAACTTGGGGGCGTTAGAATGCAACTGACGCCAAATGAGTTTTTGTTCTCCATTGAGTATTACAAGATTGTACCAATAGAATATCGGGTGCTCCCCGGGGTAAAACTCGGTATTCCCCACGATCGTATGCTTGGCTTTGAACTAAAGGAAATCCCTGACGCAACTGTAATTCAGCGTGTACGAGGTGTGCCAAAAAACATAATGGAGTTTGAGTACATAGGCGCAAATGATAGATATTGCTTTGCCAGATTTGAGATGCTGCAATTTATCTTGCCCGGCAAAAACCACGCCGAATGCGAGCGGCTTGTCCACCTTATGAAGGCTAACGGTATCTTTAACAAGTTCAGAAAACCCGACCCGCCTGCAGCCTCCCAGCCTTTTAGTGTCGCGGATGAACTTATGAAATTGAACAACCTTGTTAATGCAGGCATTATTACTCCGGCGGAGTTTGACAGCCAGAAGCGCAGGTTACTGGGGCAATAGGGTAAAGAACTCCAGTAAACGCAGGGATGGGGGTTGTCTCGATAAGCAAAAACAATGCGTAAGTATGCAAGCGACCGTCAACACAAAAGCGTTGAGAATAGCGAAGCAATCCAAGGTTACTGAAATCCGCAAGCCTACTGGATTGCTTCGTCGCTACCCTCGCAATGATAGTGTAGGGAGGGTTCTGGCACAGCCTGGCTCCTCAGCGCTTTTATGTTGACGGTCGCTTGCATACTTACGCATTGTTTTGCTTATCGAGGCAGCCTGTCCTTTTTATTACAGATTTTTAGCTTTTGCGTACTCCTCCATCCGCTCTTTCATAACTCGCCAATCCTGGTGAACCTGCCGCTCAAACAAACCGGGAAATGCATTTTCCAGACTTGGGAATTTTGCGGGGTTATTTATAGCAACGCCGGTTAGTGCGGCGTTATTGTATATAATCCAGGCCAGGGTTTGGGCGTGTTCTTTGTTTCGCTGCTGTTTTGCGTGCACTGCCAGCGTAATCTCATCTACTGTCATATCCCACGCAGTTTCCCAAGGTATGCCGGCGGTAAGGGCTGTGTGCAGCATGTAGTTCGGATAGTCTGTATTAGGGTCAGGGGTTATAGTTCCTGACCCTTCTTTAAAAAACCCGATGCCGCAAACAATTCCAGGATTTCATTCATCCAATCCTCGATATCGTGTCCGTCTTCTACATATTGGTCGAACAGGCCCTCGGCTTTTTCGTATGAAAAATTAGCGTTGAAGGGTTGTGCCGCCCCCCATATTATGGCGGCTACGGTGTCAAATAGGTTTTCCTGGATATTGTCCATAGCCGTGAACAATGGCTTGCCCAGTCTTTTTTCTATGGACTTAATTGCGGACGTTGTTAGGCGCAGTTTATACTCTTCGCCGCCGACTACTAGATTGTGATATGCTTTCATGTTATTACCTCTTTTCTTTGTATGTTTGAGTTTGGTTGTAAACAGTTTTATGCTGTTTTGTTCGAAATATTTTTGAGCGTAACAATTTCCGCTTGAAGCTGCTGCACCATGTCAGTCAACTGCTGCACGGCACCTACCAGCGGCGCGATAAGTTCGGTATAGCCCATTGTGTATAGGTCGTCCCCTTCCGGAACCCCGTCTTTATCTTTGTTATGGGCTAAATATTGAACGGCCGGGCAGTCTATTCCCATGCCTTTTGCGGCTTGCTCTACCTCTTGTGCCATAAAGCCCCAGTGGTATCTCCGCCCGGCGTATGTGCCGTCCGGCTCTAGTTCTATCATCAGGAATCTGGCCTTGCGTGTTTTTTTCACCCGGGAATCAATAAATAAATCGGCTTCGGCTTTGGCACCATGCTCTTTGCAAAAAAGCTTCCATGCCTTAGCAACAGTGGGTAATTTTAAACATTTGTCGTTGTTGAACTTTTGTTTTGCTGCTTCTTTGCCTTTGGCATAACTAGACAGATACTTTGTGTCATATCGGTCGGGGGATTCCGCCTTGCCCGGGAAGTCTGGCACATCTTTTATATCATTGATTCTGCCATTATTGGTTAGTATGCAGGGGTCATCTATCCACTCAATATCTGTTCCATCAATAGAGTAAACATCTGTCTCGTGGATGCGGTGCCGCTTGTCGTACTCGCCCAATGCCTTAAATTCCGCTTCGCTAATTTCTTGGAAGCACCTGTAATTTGAACGGTAATCTGTGCGGTATTGCTTGGGTTTTAGGGCGCTTATAAAGGTTAGCGGGTTGTATGCAAGGGGAGATATATCCCGTTTGTCTCTTGCGTCGGAAAGGTTGTTCCATGCCCCCCAGCCGCCTACGGTTGTATCGCTGTTTCCAAGGATTACGCTGTTATTTGAATGCGAATTACGTTGTCCAAAGTTTACGTTTGGGGTAAGAAGCGCCGCATGAACATGGGTTACGTGACTTGACCGGCCTATAACAACGCTTCCTTGGCTGCCCGCAGCATTAACAACTGCCGAGGGGCCAAGTGAAATACTATGGGTCCCCTGGCTGACTCGGGCACCCATCCCAATGGCGGTATTTTCACGCCCCTGACTGGCTGTGGCGGCATGTCCAAGTGCGATATTATCACCAGCGCCTGGGCCAGCGGCATGGGCATTGTCTCCAATAGCAATATTTCTCCGTCCGTCTGTGATTCGGGCGTCAATCCCAAGTGCGATATTATTGGTTCCCCATGAAATTTGAGCATTTTCACCAATAGCCACATTACTGACACCACCTGCTACAGAAGCATTTCTCCCCATTGCAATACGGCCGTGGTTGTCTAGCACTGCCATATTTGCAATTTTTTCAGCTGTAATGGCATTATCTGCTATCCTAGCTGTGTCAACCGCACCTATACCTATACGACCAATAGGGATGGTTCCGGTTGTTAGATTTTCCGCATTATTTGCCCCCAAGCTTATTCTGGCTGCTTCAACCGTTGTTGCGCCTGTGCCGCCACTGGTTACCGGCAATATTCCGCCTGTGCCGCCATTGGCTACCGGCAATGTGCCCGTAACATCTGTGTTTAGGTTAACCTGCCCCCATCCGGGAACACCATTTGCCTGCCCAACTCTTAAAACTGTATTTGCGATAGTAGACGTAGGCAGGTGCCCCATGCCTATTCTACCTTCATTTAGCTGTAGAATCTCACGCCATACTATAGCTTCGGTATTAGATATAGTGGCAACACTATTAGGGTGGCTTGCAGTAAAAATTAGCATGTTGTTTGTGCTTAACGTGGGGTAATAAGTTAGCATCAACCAGTTGGATGTATTTTGTACTCTTTCAATTTGCATCATGCCATTTATAGCCAGTGGTGCGCGCAACTCTCGGGCTATATGACTGCTGGTTATAGTAATCCGCACAGATACCGGGCGAGTCATAGGCAAGGCCCGTATGGCGTTTATTACATCATGCAAAGGTGCACCTATAGGCAGCCCCAGTTCCACATACCCATCCATAACATGCAGCTTTTCCTGTCTGATTGTATTGTTCGCGATTTTCGCATTCATAACGGCAGAATCAGCTATTTTTGCAGCTGTAACAGCAGAATCAGCTATTTTTACACTGGTCACGCTTAAATTTGCTATCTTATCGGCTGTCACACTCCCATTTTGGAGATGACTTGTCCATATCGCACTGTTTCCCATCATGGCGCTGTTTACCTGCATAAAGGACGGACCTGAATGTGCACTTGCACCGATAGCCAGTACTCTATTCGCGTCACCAGTAGGTAGTTGCCCCAAGGTAAGCCTACCGTTATTTAACTGTGGGATTTCACGCCATACAATGGCAGCTAATCTTTCAGCATTGGGTACGATATTTTGAAAATTTGCGGTAAAAGTTCGCAAACGGCCTGTTGTACTAAGCCCCGTATAGCAGGTTAGCAGTAGCATGTTAGCATTATTCCAGGCTCTTTCAATTAGCATCATACTGTCTATATCATGCAATGGGGCCTGTAATGCGGCAGCTATTGCGAAAGTAGTTATATTAATCCGAACCGACACCGGGCGCGTCATGGGTAATGCACGAATTGCAGTGATTACATCCAACAATGTTGCATTGTTTGACAACCCAAGTTCTGCAAATCCTTCCACTACATGCAATTTTGCTTGCCTGATTGTATTATTTGTTATTTTTGCGTTATTCACGGCTAAGTCGGCTATCTTTGCGCTGTTTACGGCCCAATCGGCTATTTTTGCTGTTGTCACATTCAGGTTTTGAATATGCGCTGTTCTTACTGCGTCATTGGCTATCATGGCGTCGTTAATCCGTACGAAGGCCGGATCCGTATTCGCTGTTTGAACAGCTAGCACCAAGTTCGCCACTGTAGTTGTGGGAAGACGCGCCGGGATAAGCCTTCCATCTGTAATATCAGCAGCATTGTGAGTATGAAAGGGGTTTAATATCTGCCAACTTACACCGTCGAACACAAACCCATAGACACCACCCGCCGCTATCGCGCCTTCTGGTAATACATCCCCATTAAAAAAGATAGCCGCTGCCCCTGTGCTATTTACATTTAGAGTAGGTTGTACAGCTGTATTGCGGTTAGTAAAACGCAGCCAAACAAGGGAACCTGTGCGCCGGGTGAACCCTACTATGGTTCCAATTTTGGCAACAGTTGCAGCAGCAGTGTTTACCGCACCTAAGCCCTGCCCCATTGTTGGCAAATTTGAGCCCGTTATCACCATTTGCCATGCCGTGCCGTCAAAAACAAAACCATATAGCACATCCGCTGCAACTTGTCTGGCAAGGTTACCGTCATCCAGCATCACACCATTTAGCTGGATAGAGGCTGCACCTGTGTTGTTTATATTTAGAGTAGGGCTTAATGCGGTATTAGCCGCAGTAAATCTCACCCATACAGTGCTCCCCCTTCTTCGTACAAACCCAGGTAAAACTACGGTTTTTGCCGCAACGCTTGCAGCTGTTGTACTAACTACTGCGCTAGATAAACTATCCAACTGCGGAATTGTAAGTTCGGGAATTCCATCGGCATCTCTTCCAAGGCGTATCAAGCCATCACTTGTTGCGGCTGTATGCATATCCTCCCAAGGCTGCATAAGCGCAGCATTTACGTCGGTGCCTTGGGTTGGCACTTCGTTTGGGGCCGGCACCAGCCGTACCCTGCCATCGGCTTGATTCTCCATCCTAAATAAATCGTCGCCAAAGGCAACGCGGTCGCGTATTTGTTGGTTTCTTGCCATGATTACACTCTCCTTTGTGGTAAAAATAATTGCTGGCCTGATTTAAAGCTGGCCTGCCTGTAAATTATAGACATACGGTCTATTACTTGCCTTAATAGGTACACATTCATCTCCAGCAAGTTAACGGTTACAAAATCAATCTGCTGGAAGCGCCATTCATGTATATAGTGGAAATTGACCCATAGGTCCGGCCTTATTGCATGGGCGTATGCAGCCAGGGTTATTATGTTGCTGCGTATACGCTGGAAATCGGAAACATTGGGGACTTTGGCTGTGTTCCAGTCTGTGACAGAGGTTATATTGGCGAAGATATTAAACCTGCTTAGCTGGTGTGCTAACCATGCAATATTGCCTTCGATACGGTTAATGTCAGAGGCGTTAAGGAACCCCCTGGCGGTTCTGTTGGTTATATCTGCCGCAGTGCGGTCTGTTATGGGTGTTATCCAGTTCATGCTATCACCGTCCCTTCGCTTTTCCCTATAAATGCGCCGCTGAAACGGAAGTCTGTTGATAGGTTTTGCATAATTATTCGGGGCTGTTCGCCTTCTAATACGATAAAGTCGCCCATATTTAGGCTTGGGTCTATGCGCCAGTCAACCGATACATTTTTTCTGTGCTTGTATCGGGCCAGCAGCCCACTTGCGACGGCTCTTGCACGCCCTTCATCTGTTATTAGAATGTTTTTTAGAGGCAGGATTTCGCCACGGTCGCTGCGGTCGTTGTTGATATTTTCGTTGTCCATTATTACTATGGAACTTTCATCAGGGCGAATAGCCCTTCCAACTATGACTACGTGGCATCTTTCGGGGTCACCTACCCTACGGTGGATTACCAAACGAGCGCTGCGCGCAAATAATTCATAGCTGTTTTCCGGCCTCTGCATAAGGGTAATGGGACTCTTCAATATAACATCTACCGCAGAGTCGCTATACTCAACAAAGAATTCATTTTTTCCCATACTCAGCAATAGTTCCTGGTCGTAAAGCACTGTATCAATGCGTTCGTTAGGCAACCACTTATAGGTGCTTACTTGCACACTTTTTAGCGGCCTTTGCACGTCGGTTTCAGGCCTTGTGTAGGTATTGTCGGCATTTAGGGTATGACTGGTGTTATTTCCGTTGAAAGCTGCAAGGGGAGCGATATGCAAAATGCCGTCCCGGTCAAAGGTAAGGGCGGCCCCGGCTGCATTGGCTATTAATTGCAGGCATTCCGCATGTGTGGCAAGGGGCAGTGGGGATATGGTGGTTATTGCTTTTAGTGAATTGTGTATTTCCCACTTTTTATCACCGCTGCCAAGGTGGGGAGGCATTGCGTCCAGAAGTACTTTCTCTGCTAACTCGTATAGCGTTATACCTAGCATTATCATACGAGGGCCTTCATTTATATAGCCGCCTTCACGCATGAGATTGTTATCTGTAAAGGGTATCGTAATTTCTTCTACACCTTGATACACACCTTTGTAATAGATACCGTTCAAAGAACCCAGCAAATCCCGGGCTTTAAACGATGCAGATAACCCGTTGCGAGGCGCTGCCCAGTCGGTTAGGAAGTACTGCCCGCCCGGTATCCATTCTACGGTGCTGTCTGTCAGACGCCGGAAGCCGTACCGTGCTGTAACCTCTTGCCGCTCTAGTACAAACCGGTGCACGCTGTTATCATCCAGCGGGTCCCAGTCGCCGTTTCTGTTATCAAGTTCGAAGGATATTTCATACTTAGGCAACCGGCCAGATACCGGGTCAATTTCATGTGAACTTGCGAAGGCAAGAATACTGTCTTTTGTATATGCCCTTACATGGCCTAAGAAAATATTGCCCACCCTGGCACGGCGGCTGCCTCGGCACCACCGGGATATTTCCAGCCGTATTTTTCGGACACGTCTCATTACAAAATCCACTTGGGTTATGATGGAACTATTGCCCGTTACAGACTCGCGGCCTGTTTCGTTACCGTCTTCGTCCAGCATAATTACGCTAAAATCTACTGGGTACTCATCAAAAGCCGTGCCCCATGCAATTGTAACCCCCGGTAAAATGACAGCCGGGGCATTGAGTATAATGTCCAGGTGAACCGGCGTACTAAAGATACCGCTGTCATTGCAAAGCACATTGCTTATAAACCCGCCAAAGGGGCGGATTTCGGGGAAGGTTTCCGGCACCGTTATGCGGCTGGCGTCCAGCAGCCATAAATCAGGCTCTAGGGTTGCAAAGGGCGCCACGGGTTTTGTGTGCTGGTTAACAACAATGGGCGATTGGGAAACCGGTGTTAGTTCGTTGTTTGGGTGTATGTTGTAGACTTGCAGGTTTGGGTCTGTGAAGTAAAACGTCAGTTCTACAAAACCTTCGGTTGTTACGGGGCGGCCTTGGTTTTGCCGCCACTGTGGGCTTATTGGATGCATATTTACACCTCCATCAGTTGCAGCCCGCAGCCTGTCCAGCCTAGTACCGTGCCGCTTTGGTCCCGCCGCCAAAGGCCGGCGCTGCGGTCGCTTACATACATATTGCGCTCGTCCCAGTTGCCGGTGGTTTGGTTGAAAAACCGGATTTTATTGACGTGTTCGTCTGTGAATATCCGGTTTATCCCGGCCCAGGCTGCTGCGTCTAGGTAGTTCCACGAAAGTGAAATTTGTGCTATGTCTTTGCGCACTACTGAACTTAGCAGTTTGCCGGAGACACTGTGCCCGCCATCGGTTATGGTGGATGTTGTGCCGCTGTAGGATGTTGGTTCCGGCAGGGGGAAGTTTGGGAGTATTGTTACTAAGGGTTGTGTTGCCATTTTTGACCTCCTTTATATAGGCGTTTCGATTTGAAATAGGCTGTTGAATATAGTTTCAGGCGGCTCCAGCATTTTCTAGAATTTGCCGATAAATAAATTGTGGTGTAAATTTGATGCCGTAACAATTGAAGATAGCCTGCTTCGTGGCTTATCAATAGTACGAAAATACCTCGTCCACCCAGTTTTGATGATACCGACAAAGGCTTATTTGGGTTTTGATACAAATGGACAACCTTTTTCCGGTTTAGATGATACCGACAAAAGCGATTTTCGCGCTCGTTTAGTGACGATAATGCCCCGCAATGGGGCGATAAGGGGAGGAAAAAGCATGTTTTGTTCAGGCTGCGGCACCAATTTGACCGGTATGAACGGGGCGTTTTGCCCAAATTGCGGTACGCAAATAGCCCCGCAACATAACCCATATAATCCACATAACCCATATGGTATGAGAAGGGTGCCGGATGCAAGTGGTAAGGCCAAAGCTTCGTTTGTTTTGGGGATTATTGGGTTGGTTGCCACCATTGTTAATTCGGCTATTGGAGCTTTTATGGGGGCTATTGGGGTGTTGTTTTAGTGTTTATGGGAACTGGCTTGGCATCATGCTAGAGGATGGTTAGAGACTGCTGATAAAATTAGTTTATGAGGAGGAAAATGCAAATAATCAATTCGATTCGTGATCATTGTCCTGGCTTAATTTCAGTTGTCTGAAACCATCCTCATAGCATGGTAGACATGTGGTATTGTAGGGGCGAGTTACGAATGTTGGATCTTCTGCCTACGAGACATTCTGCACTAACAGCCTCCATGCAGTTGTTTGCTTTTGTGTCATAGGTATGATACATTCATAAAAATATACAGGAGTTGAAAATATGATTACTCAGTCTGAATACAAACTGAAACTTCGTAAGGCATGGGCAGTACTTTGCTTTGCTATTGCCACGTGTATTTTGATTATAGCGGTAGCAGCTTACGGTATAAATCAAGCCATTCATTCTCCTGAAAGCTGGATTATTTCATATTTTTTCTTCACGCCTGTGGCAGCGATTGTGGTGTTTACTACGGCCATCATTTCTATGACGGGAGGTATAATTTGGCTTATTATTAAGGGGTTATTAGGAACGGCCGAATTTAAAGAAAAATCTAATAGATATCTCAAAGCAACAGAACATAGAGATTATGCTTGCGCTATTTCCAAAATGGTTCAACAGCCTGTCGCCGACTCTGATGACGAAACCACATATTACATCTCATTTGAGTTTTTAGACGGCCAACGAAAAAGTTTTACTGTTGATGCATTGCAATACAATGTCATTTTCGAAGGTGAAATGGGATTGCTTACATATAAACAGAACGGCGAACATCTTTTTTTTGGTGACTTTCGCTTTCAGCGGCAGCGTTAACTGAATTCGTTGTTACCACCCTGCCAATAATGGTAGTCCACGCTCTCTTTTCACACGCTCAATAGCATCGGTAATCTGTCGGCCGTCTAGGTAAACCTTGACTTCCAGTGGACTTGATTTATTGCTGGAGTTGTTACTTGGTAATGCCGCACGTACAGCCTCAAACACGCCACGAGATACAGAATCTACAATTTGGTCATTGTTTGCTACGGCCGTTCGACTATGCACTTTGGAAGAAAGGCTACGCCCACCACCATGTTCAGAGCCTTGGCTCTCACTTGGTTGATTACTGATTGCAAGGATGCTACAATGGGAATAAATACATATGGGAGTTTGGGAGTTGAGTTCTGTGAAATGGATAATATTGATGGTAGCTTTAATTCCATTGTTCATGTTTTTGCTAGGAATAATAGCTTCCATCGGTGTTGAATACATCATTGGTTATGGTGTTTTAACACTGGTGTTCGGTTGGATTTTCATAGCGTTTGCTCGTATAGATGCCTCTGCATCCAAAAAACTCAAAAAAGCAGTTGAACACCAAGTAATGGCTAGGGTTCTTTCCAAAGCGCCCCAAGTTGGCGGCGATCCCTTTACAACAGGAACAATATATTTCATATCTTTTGAGTTTCCGGACAGAACACGCAAATGCTTTGCGGTTGATGCAAGACAAAACAGCCTTATTATGGAGGGTGAAGTTGGATTCCTGACCTACAAACAGAATAATGAACATCTATTCTTTGTGAACTTTCAACCTCTACACTAATATTGCCATGTTACCATCCCGCAAGCAAAGGCAAACCGCGCTCACGTTTCACCCGTTCAACTGCATCCGTAATCTGCCTGCCATCTAGGTAAACCTTGACTTCCATCGGATTACTCTTCTTACTGGCATTATTACTTGGCAATGCCGCGCGTACAGCTTCAAATACGCCACGAGATATGGAATCTACAATTTGGTCATTGTTTGCAACGGCAGTTCGTCCACCTATTGTTCCTACCAGTTCTGGGCCAGCCTCACGAGCAATAAACATTTGACCGGTAGAAACAAAGCCGCCGTCCGCACGGAATTCGGGAGTGACCGGATTGCGAAGATATCTCATTGTCCCTGTTATTTCCCCTAATGTAGCTCTTGCACTTGGAAGACCCAATGTTGCCGCTACAATAGTTATTGCCTTGGCGGCAAGAAGGGCGCCCATTCCCTTTAGGAGAAAGGCTGCACCTGCCGCAAGTACCCCTACCGCTGATGCTTTTGCGGCGGCTCCTGCTGCCTTTATCTTAACTGTGTTTAGCGTTACAGCTAGTGTGTTTACTTTTACAGCACCAGTTTTCTTCGCCATCCATGCCGCATGTAGTTTTATTGCGCCAGTTGCAATTGTTATGAGCTTATATGAGCTATCTATCACCAAATTAAGACCACTAATCGCACTTGATGCTACATTACTTACCGTCTCAACAATTCTGCCAAACGTACTTGTCTCTTCCCCCATTTCATCAAGCGAACTTACATAATCATACCTAGCACTTTCAGCAGTAGCAGCAAAAGCATCTTGTATATCACTCAAAACCGGCCCCATGCGCTCCTTAAGCCCCTTCAAGTTTGCAAGTATTGTATCAAAGGAAAAATTAAAGCCTTCGCTTATGTTGTATGCGGTGGTTTTACATACTTCCTCAATCTTGCTAAATTGCGTATTGCTTTCCGTGTACATAGAACCTAATATACCGCTAAAATCCGCACTAATTCCATTAAATGCGAACTGCATGTAGGCTCTCATGCTGGCACCTGTTTCTGCAATTTTGGCCGTGATTTCACGTGCGCCGGCAAAAATATTATTCCTGATTAGCATGAAGGAACTGGATGCATTTTGAGAAAATATCACAAACTGCTCTGACCCAAATTCATTTAACTGTGCCAATGCGTCCTCAAGACCTGCCGTGTCCGCAAGGATATTGCTTACTGCGCTTTCATACGATATGGCGGCGCTGCTGGCAAGCAGTGCAAACTGCTCGGCACCATGAAGATTTAAGCGTGAGAGCGAATCTTTTGCAATTGCAGTGGCATTTTCATATGCCGCTTTCATCATGCTTGCCGATTCTTGCGCCGCATCCTGTAGCCCGCTATGTGCCACCCAGCCATATGCTTGCAAGTTTTGCATACTGGAAATACTATCGGCAGTAGCAATTTTAAAGGACTCGCTCATGTAACTTGAACTTTCGCTTGAATGTGCTTTTATGTCTGCCAGTGCACCTTTAAAAGACGTGCTTGCCGTTTTTGCTGTTTCTATAAGTTTTGACGACAGCGCCGCCAACATTGCAAACTGCTCTGCGCCGTGAAGTTTTAAGTCTGAAAGCGAATCTTTTGCAATTGCAGCTGCATTTTCATATGCCGCTTTCATCATGCTTGCCGATTCTTGCGCTGCATCCTGTAGCCCGCCATGTGCCACCCAGCCATATGCTTGCAAGTTTTGCATACTGGAAACACTCTCGGCGGTAGCGATTTTAAAGGACTCGCTCATGTAGCTTGAACTTTCGCTTGAATGTGCTTTTATGTCTGATAAAGCACTTTCAAAAGATATGTTTGCATTTTTGGCTGTCTCTTTAAACTCTGCCGACAGCGCCGCCAATTTTGTGGCAAACTTGGCATTTATGGCCGCCGCCGTATTGGCGGCGGCTTGCCTAAAAGCTGCAAGGTTAGATAGAGATTGGTTTAAATCAAAAGCCTTTATTTCCATATTTCACTCCTTTCAAACATCGAACGCTTGTTTATTTTTTACCTGTGCAAAGCCTTCTACCCGCTCTTTCATAATGCGCCAATCTTGATGTGCCTGTTTCTCAAATAAGCTGGGAAACGCATCTTCAAGTTTAGGGAACTTTTTTGGTTCATTTATTGCCGTTCCTATCAGTACAGCACTACCGTAGGCAATCCAGGCCATTACCTGCGATAACTCTCTCATCTGGTCTTGACGCGCATTGGCTGCAAGCATTACCTCCTGGGTTGTCATATTTGCGGCGCTATGCCACGGTACTCCTGCGGCTAGGGCAGTGTGTATTAGATAATGCGGGTAATTGGTTTCTGGGTCAGGCTTTAGACAGCCTGACCCTTTCCGAAAAAACTTGAACCCTCAAACAGAGCGTTAATTACCTGTATCAAATCCTCTACCGTATGTCCTTCATCCACATACAGATCCAGTAGTTCTACGGCCTCGTCAAATGAACAACTTGTGTTGAAAGGCTTCATTGCGCCCCATAATATGGTGGCAATGGTTTCTATCATATTTGACTCAATGTTTTCTAAAGCTGCAAACAACGGCTTGCCCAGCTTCTTTTCGATAGCCATAATGGCGCTTGCGGTTAGGCGCAGTTTATAGTCTTGCCCGCCAATTGTAAGATTGTGAAATGATTTCATATTCATACCTCTTTCATAGTTTATTGTGTGACTGAAACGAATAATAACAACCCCACCCCAGAACCGCGCAAAGCGCGGTTCTTTTAAAGTTTTGGTCAAGCTTTTTCAAAAGCTTGCGGGGTGTGGGGCAGCGCCCCACGGTTTTACGGGGTTTATATGGTTAACAGCCCTTAGGCCGGGTTAGCAACAGCCACATCACCCTGCATCATCATAGTAACGCTGAAAGTAAGCGCACCATTGATACTGCCGGCATCCATTGAAACTGCCGGGATGGCATCAAAGGTGTGGGTTGCGCCATCTGGGTAGCGGAGTTGGAAAGTTACGGTGTTGCCTGTATCCTCCATGCCCTTTAGTATACGGTAGTTTGCGCCTGCGGCCTGGTTGTCGTATAGGAATTTGAATACTAGGTCGCCGTAGTCTTTAATACCGGGGATGTACCGTTTGGATGTATCGGCCAAGGTAGTTACATCTATTTTTTCCGGTGAACTTCCCAGTTCGGGTACTTCCATTAGGTGTTGGATTTCAACAAATGTTGTACCGCCTGAGCGGTGGAACAGCCTTGTTTGATTTGCGCTAAATGCCATGATTTTAGTCTCCTTTTATGTTTTAAATTAGTGTGCCGGGGAACTTATGCCCCGGATGTGTGAGTTATTCGCTTGTTTAGGCCGCGTTTACCGGTGCCGGTATTGCGGACATAAACTGCATTGGTATTGCCTCGAATGTACCGTCTTCCAACACTACTATGCCTACCGGGATTGTGCGGTCGTTATTACCTTCGTCTGATTGGGTTGAGATTTCAATCAGGGTGCCGCTTGCCAGGGTTCCGTCCCAGTCTTTTGTTTCCGGGTCCCAAAACCTGTTGGTTAGGCAGTTTACGTGTAGATAATGGGGCATTTTTTCACCTCCTTTCATTTGACGGTGCGGGAATCACTTGCCTGTATTCCCGGATAAGCTGTAATGCAAAGCTGGATTATGCATTTCTGCACATATGCTTTATAGCAACATAAGTACGCTGCCGAACAATTAGGAGAAAAATATTTCGAGCAATACACTCTTGGTAAGCTCTAGGTATTTTATTATGGATTCAATTTCCCATAGCATAAAAGTATCGCCATCGTTCTTTAATTTCCTGTGAAACGTGGTTCTACAAACCCCAATGCTGTTTGCAAGGGTGCTTATTGTTAGACCCTTGCGTTTTATTTCGTTGTTTAGCTTTGTCAAGTTTAGCAT